GTGGGAAATTCACGCCCGCGCCCGACCGCCTGACAAAGCGTTGCGACAGCCTTCCTTGTTCTAGCGTCGTTCTAGCGTCGTTCCTCTCGTCGGAACGGCGCTTTTTTTGTGCCTTGCCTTGTTCGGCACGGAAAACGGTGCTATCCTCGTGGTCAAGGTTTCAGCCGAACGCGCCACCACGACGGGACAGGAGGAAATAGTGAAAAAAGAAGCGTGCCCCTGGCTTATCGAAGGCATCATCGGCGCCCGCGATATTGTTTTGCTGTCAGGGCGCATTGACGCGGCAAAAACCACAGTTGCAGCAGGCTGGGCAATGGCTGTCGCTACCGGCACTTCTTGGCGTGGATATTCTGTAACCCGTGGTTCTGTTCTCTATCTAGCGCGTTCTATCGAAGCTGGAAGAATGGAACTGGAATCAGCCGCCTGCCTTTACGCCGCCGCTGCTGCTTCACGGTTAGACGAAATTCCAATCACCGTTGTCCGTAGCAACGAGCTTGATCTGACCCCCCGTTCCAGCAATAGCAGGTGTAGCAAAGAAGACTTTTTTGACGTGATGGAATGGCACCGACGAAAACACGCCTCTCCCTCTCTCGTTGTGATTGATACCGTTCCCGATTACTTTCACGGCGATTTGTTTGAACCGGACGAGGTGAACAAAGTTATTTCCGTCGTGGACGCCGTTTCTAAGGCTTACAATTGCGCTGTTGTCCTAGTATTCGATATGGAGCCGGGAGACGAGCAGGTAAAAGAAATACTGGTACGCCTAGCAAAAGCGGCGGATGTCCATTACGTTTATCGCGTGCCGCAATCCCGTCAAGCCGCGTCTCCTGACGAAGTTCTGCATGGGACGTTGACCAAGGTTGTTTCTAAAAACCAGAGCAGTAATAAGCGCTTCAGAGCAGATTTCACCTTGCCGAAGCGACAAAAATCAAAAGCGGGGGTGTAATGCGAATACCAAAGCTAACGCCCGAACAGTGGGCGAACATCAAAATCGAGCGTGAAGCCGGCGCTTCGTTAGGCTTTCTCTCCGCCAAGTACGGCGTCAGCAAGACCACTATTGCGCAACGCGCTGAACGCGAAGGCTGGAGCGACGGGTCGGACGCCGCTGAAACTGTCCGGCGCAAGGCACAGGAAAAACTCTACGAGTTGCCCGATGCCGCTCAAAAACGTGCCGCCGCCATTGAAGCCGCCGCCGACCGTGCCGCCGAAGTCCTGCGCCGGCACCAGGAAGAAACCAACGCCGTTCGGGAACGCCTCTACGCCGGACTCAAGGCGCACCGCGAAGCCAAGACAAGGGCGCAAAAGCTGCTGGCGTTTGAAGACCTCAAAGCCGCCAAAATCGCTAGCGAGACCCTGATCAACCTGCAGAAAATCGAGCGCATCAACTGGGGGCTTGATAGCTACGGCGGTGCCAAGACGGAAATCGTTATCGAGCGGAGCTACGGCGTCTATGGCACTGCGAATTGAGTACCTGCCCGTCGAAAAACTCCGCCCCTACGAACGCAACGCGCGCACGCACAGTGACGCGCAAATTGACGCGATTGCCGAAAGCATCCGCCAGTTCGGGTTCAACGCCCCCGTCCTGATTGACGATGACGACGGCGTTATTGCCGGTCACGCGCGCCTTGCCGCCGCGCGCAAACTCGGACTCGATACCGTTCCCTGTGTCCGCCTGTCGCACCTGTCTGACGCGCAACGCCGCGCGTACATTCTCGCCGATAACCGTCTGGCGGAAATGGCTGTCTGGGATGTCCCGCTGCTGTCTCTTGAGGTGGGCGAGCTGACCCTCGAAGACGTTGACCTGTCGTTCCTTGACTTGGATTCTCTGCTTCCCGTCGAAAACGAAGACTTCCCTGTTGAAGATGGGGATGACGCGCCAATCACAAAAACCAAGCAGCCCAAACCCGCCGAAACCAAACCCGCGCCTATCACTTACCCGTTGCTTGTCAATTTACCCCGCGCTGCCTACGAAAAACTCAAGCTTTTGCGCAAGCGCATGGGCGGTACCTGGTCTGACGTTCTCGTGAAGCTGATTGAGGACTATCAGTGAGTTTGCGCGTTTACACCGGTGAGTTTCTGGTTTCACCCGTGCCGCTTCACCTCGACCTGAATCGTTGCTCGCACGGGTGCTTTTACTGTTTCGCCACCCTGAACAATCCAAACCGCCGGTTCGACGGTTCGTTTTTGCGTCAACTTGTCAGAAGCCTCACCGAACACAACCTCGACGACCAAGACCCTTGCCGCTGGCTTGCCGTGCGTGGCTACCCGGCGCTTGCCAGCAATACCGTTGACCCGTTCGCGAAATCAAACGCCGAGACGTTCATCAGTCTCTACGAAACCCTAACCCCGCTTGGCTTCAACTGGAGCTATCAAACGCGCGGTGGTGAGCGCGCCGCTATCGAACTTGCTCTCTCCGGCAAGCCGACAATGTGGTACGTCTCGCTTACTTCCGATAACGAAGCCTTTTTGCGCGAAGCGGAACCGGCTGCGCCAACCCACCGTCAGCGGCTCGAACTGATTGCTGAAATTAAGCGTCACGGGCACCACCTTGTCGTTGGCGTCAATCCATTTGTGCCGGAGTGGTGGCTGGACACAGACCGCCTGCTGTACGACCTGCTTGACGCCGACGTGACGCACATCTGGGTTCAGCCGCTTCACCTGTCACGCTTTCAGGTGGCGGCAATGACGCCGAATACCCGACAGCGTTTCGGGGAGTGGGTTCAATACGGACTCAAGAAAATGCCGCCGGACGCCGGTGTTATCGCCGCCTGGTGTGATGACGCGCGTGCTGCCGGCATCCGCGTCTTTGGCGATGCCGATTCACCGTTCGACTTCTGGGACGCCTACTTTGAGCTTGGCTATCCATTCTGGCCGACACTTACAGGCTGGTTCAAACACCTAACAGAACTAGGTGGCGGTAAGCCTGTTATGTTCGGCGTTGAAAATCTCGCTGCCTGGTGCGACGTGGGACTGCCAAAAGATAAAGGCTGGTACAAAGAATTCGTTCAGCCGTTCGGCCGCAGCATCCGCAATCTGATTACAGCCGGAGAGACGTGGCGCAAGGCGCACGAGTGCCCGCGCGACATCCTTGGCGTCTTGCGCGCCCACTGGCAGATTTTCGACTACCCAACAAGGCTGGTTTCGCCGTATATTGCGTTAGCAGGAGAGCACACCCCCAACGGGTTGGTTCTCTATGAAGACGAACTCGGCGAACTCGTTTACGTCTTCGTTCCCGGCGGCTGGGGGCCGGAAGTATTCGATGTCGTCGAAAATGAAACTTTTACTTACTCTGAACTTGTCGGGAGGTGAATATGGCCGAGACAAATGGCAAGTGGCACACCACGCGCAAGGGGTTGCGCTTTTTCCAGCGCGCCGGTGAGTCTAGGCAGCAAGCTCTTGCCCGCAAAAAGAAAGCAATGCGAGGCTAATGCCGGCTATTGCTGTTAGACTGCCGAAGCTGACGCTGCACAAGGCGCAGTTCGCTATTTTGGCTGACCGGCGGCGCTTCAAGGTCGTCGCTGCCGGGCGGCGCTTCGGCAAAACGCTTCTCGCAACCGAGTGGCTTACGCTTGCGCCCGGCGGCGCAATTGAAGGCCGCCCGGTTGCCGTTTTCGCACCCAGTTACAAGTTGTTGCTGGAAGTCTGGGCGGGAATCGAGCGGACGCTTCGCCCGCTGACGCGGCGTGCAAACCGCGCCGAAATGCGCATCGAGCTACTCAACGGTGGCTCGATTGACGGCTGGACACTTGAGCGCCCGGACGCCGGACGCGGGAGAAAATACGCTCGCGTTGTTCTCGACGAAGCTGCTCACGCGCGCAACCTCAAAGAGGCTTGGGAGCACGCCATTGCGCCGACGCTTACCGACCTACGCGGCGAAGCGTGGTTTATTTCCACTCCCGCAGGACTCAACTATTTCTGGGAACTTTACCGGCGCGGCGAAGACCCGGACTACCCCGACTGGGCTTCCTTCACCGCTCCGACTATCGCCAACCCGTTTATCCCCGCCGAAGAAATCGCGGAACGCCAACGCGAACTTCCCGAAAACGTTTTCAAGCAGGAATACCTTGCAGAATTTATTGACTGGAACAGCGACGAAAATGCCTTCTTTGACGCGGCAATGCTATCTAGCGACGCGCGTCAGCCGGACGCGCTTGTTTCCGTCGGTGTTGACGTTGCGAGGTTTGGCAACGACGAAACCGTGATTGCCGGCGTTGCACGCAATGGCGCGGTCTCAATCCTGCACACGCTGCGAAAATCGCCAATCACAACAATCGCCGAACTTATTTTCTCTCAGTACCGCCAGTACCGCATTGTCGTTGACGACGCCGGGCTTGGTGGTGGCTTGACGGATATTCTGCGCAAGGAAAAGCTGAACGTGGAAGCCTTCAACGGCGCGGAAGCTGCTATCCGCGACGGACAGTTTGCCAACCTGCGGGCAGAGTCCTATTGGGTGTTAGCCGAACATCTGCGTTATCGTGACGTGGCGCTTCCTGACGACCGCAAATTGAAAGACGAGCTTGCGGCGTTGCGTTACTCTTATCAGCGCGGTAGGATATTGCTGGAGCCGAAGGATGCCGTGCGGCAACGCCTAGGACGGTCTCCTGATCGCGCTGACGCGGTGTGTTATGCTGTGTGGGGCTGGCGACCTCGCAAGCCTCAATACCGGACAGAGTTCAGCTACTTGCCGAGGTGAGCCGTGAAAACCCCAAACCGCTTCGTAACCGTCTTGGCGC